GTAATTAATAGCGCTATTTACATTACCTCTCCTATCAGCCCCGACATTCTCAAGTCTTCTATAGGGCACGCCAGCAAGAGATTCAACTGTGACATACTTGGATAGTTCATAACATAACAATCCCCAGAAGTCAATGTCACATCCTCTTCTCAGAGTATCCATAGTTGATAGGATTGGGCCTGAGCCATAGCAAGGTACTGTCCACCCATTTGGTATACCAGGTAGGTGAGAGTGTGCATAGTCACTGGTATATTGTGAGATAGTGTAAGTTGCCCTGTTGAGCTCTATATAGTCTATCAATGTACCACTTGGTCCATGAATTTTGATTCTTGCATAAAGGTCTTTTATGTCAATGAACTTGTCATTCTCATTAGTTACTCTCACTTCAGGGAACTTCACATAGATGTAAATATGGTCTATCATAGACCTTATAACATTGACTAATCTAGGCTTGAAGAACATAACTGTGCTCTCAGTAGCCACATCAAGAAATTTCTTGTTTGCATTAGACTCAGCTTCCTTCAGTGTCATAGTTATTTCTTCCCCATTACTTCTAAAGCGAACAACTTTGTTTATATTATCTGTTATCACTTCAGCACCTGGTGGCATATAGCTTCTGAACTTGCCCTCTTCTAAGGATTCAATAAAGTCATCAAATGATGGCATACTGAAGTCAACAAGCTCCTCACCAAAGTAGTCAACAAATACACCTATCACTTCAGAAGCCTTAAGAGTAGTCTCATCATATATCTCTTGGAGTTTTACCTTTAATTCCTCTGTCATATGTCTTAAATAAAAAAAAATGGCAGGGGGATTTCGCACCTCCTGCCACTGTATGGTAAACCTTATGTCAGACGATGATTACATATCAGCAAACATCTGGTCAATCTCAGAGTTGCTATAAATAGCATCATCTGGGAACAACTCAATGCCAAGGATGTCCGCAATTTCCATTGCTTCTTCCTCAGTGATGGCATCATTGTCCATAAGAGCATGGAGAAGTGCCTCAAAAGCACTGAGAAAAGCACTGAGAACAATAGGGCGGTTATTACAGCCACAGTCACAGTTCTCCTTGTCAGTATACTCACAAGCCTCAATCTCAGCAATGAGGTCAGATGTCTTGCACATAGTGAAGTTCTTGCCATACTTCTCTGCAATCATGTCAGTAAGACCAAGCTCCTTCACTTTGTCATAAGCTTCACTTCTGCTCATAGCACCTGAGCGAATCTTCTTCTCCTTTTGAGTCAACCTGAATACCAAGTTGTTGGTTACACCACCTCTGTAAGGCACATCATGTGGCAAGTAAGTGCCATCATTGTCACCAAGCTCAGTCTTGGTAAGACCTTCCTGAATAGCCATGCCAGTGGGGTCAATGCCCTCTCTCCTGAGGTCAGCCTTGAGCTCACCTACAGTGTTAGCTGTTGATTCAAATGTTTTAGTTCTGTTAGTACGAGTGTCTACAACAGTGAATTTCTTTGTGTTCATTTCTTTTTTCTTTTTAACATGTTAATGAAAAATAGTTACTTTGGTCTAAAATGGGAGGTCATCGTAGTCATCTTCATTAGTCTGAGCTACCTCTTCTTTAGTGTTTAACAGACTTGTTATTATTGATTTGAACTCTGTGGCTCCATGACTTTTATAAAGGTCACTTACATCCTTCCCTCCCTCAAATTGGGGTAATACTACATTAGTAAAGCCTGTCTCTCTTGCCAACTTTTCGCCATCTTCAAGACCAGCCTTATCATTGTCAAGTAAGATATAAATTTCTTTATATCTTCTCTTGAGTTCTGTTATTGCAGTATTACTTATCCCATAACCCTCACCTTGTATAGCCAATGCAGGAATACCTGTATTAGCCCACAAGCAGAGAGCATCCTTCAATGATGAACAAATGACCACTTTGTCACCATACTCAGGAATCTTTGTCCATAAAGACACAACACTTCTGTCATGTTTGTTGGACCACTTATACCCATTCTTGTTATAAGGTTGGTATATCTTTAATGTGACTTTACCTTCCTTATGTTCAACAAAGGCATAAGCATACTTGTCAGCACCCAGCACATAAGTCTTGCCACCTTTGATGACAATCTTATTGGAGATTGGATAGACCTCAGCGTATTTCAGCCATTCTATTGGCACTCCATAGGATTCCCAATAGTCAATGTCATATTTCCTCCACTCTCTGATTTTACATTGTAGGTCAGTGTTACTGTCATAGGTTGTAACATCTTTTACAATACAAGGAATACGAGCATCAACTGTAGCTCCTCCTTTGAAGCTGCTGAAATCTCTATTAACTCTGCTGAGTACTTCTTTGAATGGACAATGCCACATAAGTGAGAGGAGGTCATATATACCTCCCCTCTCTTTTGTAGCAAGGTCTACCCAGCTTATTTTCTGTCCATCCTTGCTGTAAAGACCAAAGGACGGCTTCCTATCTTTCCTTAGGGGACTTGAGATTATGCAGGGAACCTTTGTCACTCCTAAGTAATGAGCAACAATGTCCGCCTCACTTACTTTGTTCCTTAACTCCTCCAAGGTTACTGAGTCATTTCCTGTGCTAAATGCCATAGTTATTCTTTTATCAACTACCCCAAGGGGTTTGACTGGGTTGAGTATTGGTTACTTGACTGAAGTCAGTTGGTGCAACAACATACTCATGGAGCTCAACAGTGTCAAACTCTGAAGTGCTCAACGCACCACTGGCTTTAGTTTCCTGCACCTCTTTGTCAAGCCTGCTATAGTCAGTCACATTGTTCTTGAGGAACATTCTTGTATAGACAGTTTGATACTGCCTTCCATCCTCTGCTGTTCTTACACCAAACAACACCTTCACTCTGTTATTAGGCTGATAGCTAAGGATGTTCTTGAGTTCCTTCACATCTCCTTTGAAGTAATCATCAATGTGCTCAAGCATAGCCTCACTGTCAGGAAGCTTAGTTGCATCATTCATTACCCACTCACCATTCACATACCTCTGGCATGATGGAATGTTAAGATAAGCAATGAGGAACTTAATCAGGTCTTCCTCACCATTATAAGCCAATCTGTAATCAGCATCAATGTTGGCGGGCTTACCATTGCTATATACTGGAATCTGCTTAGCCTCAATCTCTTGAGGAGTAGCCCAAGCTGTCCTTCCATATTTGTCAATAATTTGCATCTTGCCTGCCGAACTTACTCTGTGAGCCTTCCTAAGGAACAAAGTAACCCTGCTCTTAAGACCAATAGGTTGGCCTTCAGCATTCTTATACTTGTCAGGGTCAGCCTCAACAAGGAAGTCAAGTCTCACTTGAGGGACCTGCTCACCGTTCACTTCAGCTACACCAATATACTCAGGTGCATTCTCAATGTCCCTACCATAGAACTTCTCAAGCTCTTCCTTAGTGGGGTTAACACCCTTAACTAATACAGATGCTACTCCTGTATATCGTGTTATCTGGATGCCTTCAGTACTTTCGTTGCCTTTTCCAAATGCCATAGCTTATTGATTATCAGGTGAATAAACACTAGCAGCATCAAAGTCAACATGTGCTGCCCTTATTGTCTCAGGTGTATTTACGTCCTCATTTTCTTCAACCTGGTCTTCACTGATTGGCTCATCAGGTACAATAGTGTCAGGGTAAGTGAGGTTGTACTGAGTTACCTTGATTGGTCTGCCATCTTTGTCAACCTTGTCTGTAGTAAGTACCACTCTAGTGATAAGGTCTTCAGTGGTGTAGCCTCCAGTGGCCTCTTTGATAGGCACTTGGTAACCATCAATTTGTGCTTGGATGCTTATGAGCTCTGCTTGTTTCTCAGCAATCTCATCAAGCAACTTGGTCTTCCTTCGCACTAAAGGATAGACATTCTGTGCAGTCCTCTTAAGACTAGCGATGAAAAACTTTGAAAATTCTTTCTTAGCCATAATGTTAATGAAAAACTAAAGTATTTTTATAACAATCCACCCCTCTCCTTGGGGTTTCATAATCTCTGTAATATTGAATTTCACCTTGTACCAATGCAAGGCTTGTTCAAGACAATGCAGGAAATATGGTGTTAAGGGTAACACATCTATGAATTTCCTGCAAATATCTTCTTCCTTACCTCGTTCAAGGCAATATTCAAAGATAAACTGTAATGCGTCTGAATGAGTAAGTCTTTTACTATAATGTTTCTCAAGCAGAGCCATGAATTTATCCTTATCCATAATATTCCTTCATGGACTTGACCACCAGGCCAAGGTCATTAGGAATCCAATCCTCCTCAAACATTCCTTCTGGAGTCTTTGAGGGAAGTTCCACACCATTCACTTTCATCTTATGGGTATAGAACCCATAGCTTGCCTTACCCTTGTCATCAAACTTGGGCTGGGCAAACAAAGTGATTGCAGTATTCTCTTCAGGCCTATACATCTTATCAAGCAGTTTGCCTACAGATGAACTCTTATAGCCTATAATACTACCATCTGCCTCAACACTTTCCACATGTAGCAGCATGAATATATTGAGGTCATCCCTCAATGAACTGCAAGTAGCAATAATGCGTCTGAAGTGGTCAGCCAACTCATTATATTTCAGTTTTGTTATCTATAGAGCTTTTTATCTCTATATTCTTACTCTTCATTTTAAGTAAGCTCGGCGTACATTTTCACCTTCAACTTTACTTGGTAAGGTGCAGGACACTCTTGGGTCTATTATATTTATTCAAGACCTACGCTCTACGCTACTTAATAGCCTTTCGTAATCTACTAAGTTAGCACGGTATTAGCGTCTCAGCTTTCACCGTTTTTGCCCTGTAATAATACTATGTATTTCTACATAGCACGACAAATCTATTGTATTTTCTTTCCAAATATATTTTTGCTTCCTTATAAAGTTTAGCAGCTACATAATCGGCCTTATCTCCACAATTATTCAGTGTCCAAGTATTTGATTTTAGTCTCTTTATTTTATAAAGATTTAAATATCCAGGGAATACAGCTTGTATTCCTTCTAAGAACTCTTTTGTTCCTAGTATTTGAATACTTAATCTACCATTTCTAGAGAATGTCAAACATCCATCTCCATCCACATACCCTCTAATGAAAGCATATACCAAGTCATTATCTTTAAATATGGATAGGTCTGGAAACTTAAGGGTAAGAGATTTCTTAGGCTTACAGCCCAATTCAATAAGTCTTTCCTTTAAGTGTTTATTACAAATGCTTATGGTTATGTGTTCATAATTTCCACAATTACCTTCATATGTTTTTCCATTATTTTTTATGAAGGTGTTAAACTTTCTCAGGTGGTCATAGTCTTTTTTAGCAAGACTTATGGTTACTGAGTTCGATTTGGAATTTACATTACCATCAGCATATAGAAACCCTAGCCAATATGCTTTATCCTCTGTATCTATAGTATCAAATATT